CGTTGCCGAAGCTGGAGCGCCGGCTTGATGGCCAGCCCTTCTACGAGGCGACCGGCTATCGGGCCCCTGGCTGGGACGAGATGCTGGATCGCATGAAGCGAGAGCGGCCCGTTCAGATCGAACGGGTGGCAGCCTGAGAGGAGCGGATGATGGCCAAGCCGATTCGTGTAAGGGCCCTCCAGAGCTTTGTGGCCACGGTGGGCGAGCGGAAGATCCGGGCCGTGGAAGGTCAGGAGTTGGAGATGCCCGGGGACCAGGAATGGCTGAAGGCGGGCCTGGTGGAGCAGATCGGGCCCGCGGCCAAGAGCGCCGCGCCGGTGCGTGAAAGCGCCTCCCTGGCGCCGGCCGAGACGGCCGCTGCGCCGGAAGCCCAGTCTCACGTGATGGGCACGGCTGCCCTGCAGCCCGGAGCCGCGCCGAAGAAGAGCGGAAGGACGAAGAAGGCGTCCTGATCGATGCCCAACCTCTACATCACGCCGGCGGAGATCAAGGACTCGATCCCGGATCTCATCGATGCCGTCACCACCAAGTACGACGACGCGCTGCTGCGCTATGCCGGCAGACTGAGCCGGTTCATCGACCAGCACTGCGAGCGGGTGTTCTTCCCCACGTCGGAGCTGCGTGCCTTCACCGGCAAGGGCGGCAGGGTGATGCGGATCCCGGACGTGCTATCGATCTCGCAGCTGCGCTACTCGGAGGATGACGGCGCGACCTACACGGCCCTGACCCAGTCCGGGAACTGGCACCTGGCGCGGTCGGGCGAGTTCGCTCATCCCGGGTCCTACGACCAGATCGTGATCGACCCCAACGGCACGATCCTGGGGTCCTGGTCGACCGGCATCAAGGCGATCGAGCTCACCGGGATCTGGGCCTACGCCGACGACCGCGACGATTGCTGGGAGGATTCGCTGGACGAGGTGGAGGACAACCCGCTCGCCGTGGGGGCGACCGAGGTCACGGTCAACAACGCAGCTGGGGCGGGCGCATTCGGTCCCGCTCCACGCTTCATGGCCGGCATGCTGGCCCGGGCGGGGAGCGAGTATTGGGAGATCTCGGCCGTGAACACCTCGACCAACAAGCTCACGGTGCTGCGTGGCCGCAACGGCACGACCGCCGCCCAGCAGGCGCAGAACACCCAGATCGACATCTGGCGGCCGCCGGGGCCGGTCCAGGATGCAGCCCAGATCCAGGTGGTGCGCAGCCACATGCGGGCCACCCAGGGCTACGCCGACAGCCGGGCCAACGCCGACATCGGGCAGCTGTTCTTCCTGAAGAAGCTGGATCCGGAGGCTCAGTCGCTGCTGCAGCCCTATGTCCTGGTGCACTACGGATGATCCATTACGAGGTCGTGGTGAAGGGACTGGATGAGCAGATCCAGCGGCTGGATGCCTATGACGAAACCTCGCAGAGGCACCTGCGCCGCGCCATGAGCGATTCAGTGAAGGCCACCGCGCGGGTGACCCGGCAGCTCGCCCCGATGGGGCGGACCGGCCGCGCCCGGGCGGGTGTAGATCACGAGGTGACCGGCGGGCAGATCGCCGGCGACTTGTCCGGCCGGGTGGTGGATCGAGCCTTCACCGGTTTGTGGCTGGAGTTCGGCACCCGGCCGCACATGCCGCCGAGTGCCAAGATTGCCGAGAACCTGGGCGTGAGCCGCGAGCGGGGTTTCATCATTGCCGCCTCGATCGCCTGGAGCGGGACCCGTGGGAAGCACTTCATGTACCGGGCCTATGTGGCCTCCAAGCGCCTCATCCTGACCTACTTCGGGGACGCGCTCGAGCGGATCGCGGCCGACCTGGCGGGACCCCATGCCTCTTGAAGACTGGATGCCGACCGCGAAGCTGAAGATGCAGGAGATCGTCGAGCTCGAGCGTGTGTTCACCTACGACGACATGCCGGCGGCCCTGGCGGTCTTCCCCTGCATGATCATGCTGCCGGTCGATGGGCAGTTCGAATACAGCGCCGGCGGGCCGCAGCGGGATCGCCACGAGCTGCAGCTGACGGTCTATACCGCCGGGCAGATCCTGGGGCAGGCCATGGGACAGGCGGTGCCGTTCATCCAGCTGGTGAAGGAGAAGCTGGCCGCCAACATCAGCCTGGACGACAAGGTGGTCTCCATCCTTCCCTCGGACAAGGCGCCCAGCTATGACGGTCCGGGTGGGATCCTCTACGGAGACAAGATGCACACCGGAATCATCTTCCGCTACCACGTCAAGGAGAAGCCGACCACCTTCACGGTGGCCGCGTAGGAGGCGAGCATGGCGAAGCGCTACCGCTACGTCGGCCAGGGCCAGGGAGTGCCCGGGCTGCCGCACGAGATCGACGACGAGGAAGCCAGCCTGCTGGGTGTCCAGGAGCTGCTGGCCCAGGCGCTGCAGGCGGGGGTCTACAAGGAGATCTCCACCAAGGCCACGGCGAAGGTCAAGGCCCAGGAGGTGAACGATGGGTGAACGTGCATTCAGCAAGCTGCAGTTCGGGATCGAGAGCCCCTCGGGCCACGGCACGGCCGTGGCCGCGGACACGATCCTGGCCGGGGCCGAGATCCCGCCGATCAATCCGGACCGCGCGGTGCACTTCCCGGAGGACAACCTGGGCGTACGGGCCCGCTCTACCCGGGCGCGGATCAACCAGCTCTTGGCCACCAACACGCTGCGCATTCCGGAGGCCTACTTCCAGGCCTTGCCGGCACTCTTGTCCTGCGGCATCAAGGGCTCGGTCACACCGGTCGAGCAGACCGGCAGCCAGGCGGACTGGCTGTGGGCCTTCACGCCCTCCATGACGGCCAGCAACGCCCCCGATTCCATGACCCTGGAGGCCGGCGACGACACGCAGGCCGTCGAGATGGAATACCTGATGTTCGAGCGCATCAAGCTCGCCGGCGTGGTCGCTCAGGCCGGGGAGAGCGCGCCGGTCAGCTTCGAGGGCGATTGGTTTGCCCGGCAGGTCTCGACCGCCGCCTTCACGGGATCGCTGTCGATCCCGACCATGACCGACATCAACGCCAAGTTCTCCCGGCTCTATGTCAACGCCACCTGGGCCGCGCGGGGCACGACCGAGAAGACCAGCGCGCTGCGGGCATGGGAGCTGGAGATCCTCACCGGCGTGCATCCGAAGTTCTTCGGCTCGGCCAACCAATATTTCGACACCCACGGGCAGAGTATCTTCGAGGTCATGTTGACCCTGACCCTGGAGCGCAATGCGATCTCCGACGCCGAATGGGATGCCTACCGGGCCGGCACCAAGCAGGCCATCCGGGTGGAGATCAACTCGGGCGTGCAGATCGGGACCGGGGTCACCCACAAGCTCACCCTGGACGTGTGGGGCGCCTACGACAATGTGATCCCGCTCTCGGAAGAGGATCGTGGCAACAACATCGACAAGGCGCTATTCCACGGCCTGTACGATCCGACCGGGGCGCAGATCTTCGACGCCCGGGTGATCACCAACGTGGCGGCAATCTAGGAGGCCGGCATGCCGATCCAGATCCGGAAGCTCGTGCGGCCGCTCGCTCTGCGGGAGCTCGCGCCGGAATACGGCGAGGACTTCGTCTCGGTCTGGGTCAACCCGCCGCGGGCTATGCTGGAGGACTATGCGGGGGCCAGGGCCGAGAGCCGGGCGGTCACGAAGCGCATGGCGGAGCTGGCCAGCCAGGATGGCGAGGTCAAACAGGAGGACCGCCAGGCCATCGCCTCGCGGCTCTTAGAGGTCAATCAGTGCTTCTTCGCCTGGTTCGCCGAGATCTGGAGCCAGAGTGAGGACCCTGCCACTCGGGTGACCGCTGACGAAGTGAAGGAACTGGCCATCCGATCGGAGACCGACGATCCGGCGCTGTGGGAGTTCCTGGTCCACGGGACCTGGCGGCTGATCGACGAGCACCGTCAACATGCAAAAAAAGGGTGAACGAAGAGCTGCTGGCGCTCTCCCAGGGGCTCCAGACGAGCTGGCCGCCCCTGGCCGATCTGCTGCTCGCCAGGAAGGTGAACCTGGCCCACGGCGGGGCGCTGGTGGGCGCCTGGGACATTCCACAGCTCGACGAGGCGACGCTGGTCATCGTGCAGGCCTTTGTGGACGATTTCAGCGGGATGCAGGGTGGCCAGGCGAAGGTGGAAGCGCACCTCGCCAAGTGGCGAAGCAGTCACCCGACGTACCGGAAGCACGTGAGGCACTAGGCAATGGGTGAGCGATCGGTTCTCGACCTGATTTTGCGGTCGAAGAAGACCGGCT